TCCTGCTGCCTTGCCTCGATTGGCTTCAGCATTTACAGCAGAAGAGAAAGAGCCTTTACGTAAAGCGGCTTCTCTAAGTCTACCTAGTTCTGCGATATGGCCTTCATAAGTTACTTCGTGTTTTCTAATTCTTTCCTCTCGTAGTTCACCAATGTATTTTACAACAAGAGGTGATAGTCTTGGGTTTGTTAATTCAGATGCCTCCACTCTAGCACGTTTAGGTGAGTATCCTGCTTTCAAAGCTGCTTCTGTTTGCGTGAGTGGTCCGTGTTCGTCACCAAACACAAGTAGTTCTGCAAATCTCATTTGCATTTCTGTAAGTCTCTTTGGTAATCCCATGTTGACTTTTTAAGGTAACTATCCTATAAAGTCAATAATGTTTGTTAAACATCTACAGGAATACTTAGATCAATTTACCGATGGCAAAAAAGGAAACGCGGTATCCAATGCTACCATCTACATGCAAGTCAATGGACACTTAGAAGAAGTTAGAAGAATTGAAGTGCAAGAGTCAAATATAATTGGACAAAGTGCTGTGCGTGTTGTATTAAAACCTACGAGATCAAAGTTAATTATCGCTCCTAAAACACCCGATTAGAAAGCCCTAGTTACCTTGAAACCTGAGCGAAAATTATATGCAAAAATTAAAAAATCTATACCTGAAATTTCCTGGATTAGACTTGAAAATCTTAGCTTATCCGGTACTCCTGATCTATTGGGCTATAATAATTCTGGGCACTTTTTCACTATAGAATTAAAAGTAACAAAGGGTAATAAGATCCGGTTTTCACCACACCAAATTGCGTTTCACATACGTCATCCTAACAACACATTCATCTGCATTGAGCACCTCGGTTCAGGGTGCTTGAAACTTTTCCGTGGTTCAAGAATCAAGGAGCTTGTTGCTTGTGGCTTTAAGCTTGACGCTTGTTGCTTGGGGCTTGATGCTTGCCGCTTGATGCTTCAGGAGCTTGGGGCTTGACGCTTGAAGCTTGGGGCTCTGCAACCCGCCCACGCGTTGAGTTAGCGGTAGAGTCCTCCCGAGCTTGAAGCTTGAGGCCCGGACCAGGACGAACGCTGTCTCCAACGTCGACTGTTTTTCGACTGCTAATTGCCTGATCCGTTTCGAGACTGGCGTGGGAACTTATACCCGACTTTGCCACAGTCTCTTTATTACGCTTGCGTAATTCTTTATAATACTTTGGGTGTCTAAACATGTTAATGAGCTTTGTATGATATATTTTTTATTTCAGGATTCCAGCACGCTCTGCAATCTAAACATTTATTGCCTTGCTTTGAGCTCGGACAATTAAAGTCTTCACCTGTGACTACGCTCGAGCTGTTAGGCCACGACGCGTGCGCCCGCTGGTTCACCATCGGCGCACTGAATCGTATGACTAAATTGTTTGGCTTGTGCTGTAAGTGTTTCTTAATCCACGCTTCACGAGTCGGTAACCAATGACGCTTGGATGGCGTGAGCTCACAGACTTTGTAAATTTTTTGTAAGTGTTCCAGGTCTTGGACGTCGCCGCTGTCATGCCAGCGAAACACGTCCGGCTTTTTGCTGTTGATCAGGTGGGCCATTGCATCAACCCAGCTCGGGTTCTTGATGGCTGCCAGCCTTCTGTATTGCGCATCCTGCACAACCTTGAACACGTAACAGCCTTTGAGCGCGTAACAATCATAACAGACGCTGCCTGGTACCTTCGCAAGCTTTGATCCTGTCTTGCACTCTTTGGCCGGTAAACCTATTGACCAGCCCGGCATCTTTGAAGGCTTGCTCAGGCTGCCGCCTATAATTTTTAATGCTTCATCTGTTTTCACGATACTTCTCTTTCCAATGCTCAGAGTTTAAAATTAAATCCAGTCGCTGCCTTAGCTCTGGAAATTGTTCACGTCCCCCCAGCTTGTCTATTGTTTGTATTGATAAAACTAAAACGTTGTGAGCTTCTTCTCTCCAGCTGTTTTGTTTTCTTTTTATATCTTCTTCTCTAAAGTATGGCATAATTTTTATTCCTTTCTACATCCTTTATAATCCCTGAATCCTGTTTTGTCAAGAGCTTGCCGCTTGTTGCTTGCTGCTTGTGGCTTGTTGCTTCAAGCTTCAGGGGGCTGGCTCTCATTGCCAGCAATCCCCGCCTGCTGCATCATTCAGGCATTGTAAATACTCAGAGCTCGACAGGCCCAGCTTGTCCATTAGGAAGCTTTGCTTGTCGCCTTGAAGGCCGAATCTTGGGTCTCTCAAGTACTCCACAGCTTTTTGTAAAATCACGTGGCGCTTGCTGCCACCCGGTTGATATTCTTCTTTTAATTTTTTAGTCATGTGTTTTCCTTTCTAAATTCATCCTACATGTTCTAGGATCAGGTGTCAAGCATTTTTTTGCTTGCGGCTTGCTGCTTGAAGCTTGCGGCTTGATGCTTTTAAAAAACTTTTCACAGCTGCGCAGGTAACTGGCCGGCAATGTGCCATGGTCCTGTGTAAACCATGGTAGCAAATCATTGTGTTTAATTCTTTTCATAATTCCTTTCTTGTGGCTTTCGGTAGGTCTCACCCGAAATTATTCCTAACGCATCTTACAGCGCATATTCCCGAAGGACTACAAAGACCAATGGGCCACAGACCAGCTGTCGCGCAACGTATCATTCTCAATTACTGCTTCTGCTTATTGATACGCCAGTAATCACATTTAAGCGGTTCGTTCGCACTGATCCCAGATCCATTGCAGATGTTCGAACCTTCTAGGCCATACCACAATGGATCTGGGATCAGTAGGGCTGTCTAGAATTAGGCCACCCTCCTACTGATCCCAGACCCACAGATTAAGACCAGTCGCATGCTATAATGCCTTCTGTGGATCAGGGATCAGTTCTGGATGTGCAAGCGTTTGGATCTCTTTCAATCTACTTTGCTTCACAGCCAGAAGTTGTCCCAACAAATTAGGTAAGATTTAAATAATTTGTTGTATCCTATATAATACATGACAATCTAATTGTCAAGTATTATTTCGCTGGAAGCCTGAAAGATGGGTGGATCTAAATACTCACAGCCCAGCTGCTGTGTATGAATGAATGAATTAGTAAACTAACCATCGTATTTAGAACCTACTAACAGGCTCAGACTTTCAGGAGAGCATGATTGCACCGCCGTCGCGGGAGAACATGGCTGCACTTACTTATCTCAGGTCCCTGAAGCCAATCTGGATCGTATGATCTGCAAGTAGCTAC